CCAATTCCACAGCGGTTCAGCGCATATGTAAGCCTGTCCTCAGGCTCTATTATTTCTTTAGTTGATAAATTTTGTATCTTATTCATCTTTTCTCCTTCTCTCAGCTTGACAATTCTTTTATTATATGTTATATTGATATAGATTTCTTGTTATATATATTTTTTAGTCCGGTTTGTGGTTCCGCACAGCCGGACTTTACTTTTATATCCTCCAGCCTAAATTCTCTGTACTGTTCATTGATGTCCTTGTCCATATATGCCATAGCCGCAAAATTGCAGTCCATAACAAGCCTGTCAAACTTTGAATTTCCACATATAACTATTGGTTTTATAATAATCACCTCACATTACAATTTTATGTATTCTTTTGCTACTGTTATTTTTATAATCCCTGCTGCACTCTTCGTCAGAAAAGTCCCAACGCCGGTTATCCGGCTTGATTACGACCTTGCGTACATCGTCAGCTATGGGTTGTTCTTCAGCTGTGTCCTCTGCGCAATTAAAAAATGCCAAAAGTATCATCATAAGCGGAGCTGCGTAAAATATGGGATACCACTCAAGCGACCTAACCATAACTAACAATACAACGCCAACCACCGCTCCCGATATTCGTATAATCCAGTTATACAATTGATCTCACCTCCTTATATACTCCCAGTATTTCAAAACTGGCAGAACCATACATTTCATTAAATTGCTGTTTTGCCAGCTTTGCCGATACAGATTTTACAGTTATATATTTAGTTGCAGGCGCCCCGGTCTTTAGCCTATATTTAATCAAAAAATTATACATCCTCAATCACCTCTTTCTATATCAGGTCAAATTTAATTTTTTTAACTACCATTTAACATTTAATAGTTAGTTTTTTTATTCACTCAAGTTTTTTGCAAACGTCTCAGCCGAAATATATTTTTTACCACCCAAAAATGTGCGTTTTGCAAAATCATAACAAGTCCCTGTATAGTCCTGAACATCCTTAATACACAAAAGATGTCGTCTATCTCCGTATTTATCGCCAAGAAACTGTAAAACGCTTTCTAAGTTCTCCCTATATGCTGCCTTCTCCCTCGGCATTTTGCTCACCTTCTTTCTATACTTTATTTTGCAACTTTGCTAAATACGTATTGAAATAGTAAAAGCTTAATTTTCGAACGTCACTTCAATAAATAGTTGGTCGTTGGGGTGACGTTCTTTTATTTTTTCAACTAAATCAAGAATTGTTTTCAATTCGTCGTTCCAATCGGTTAAAACTCTAAACTTTAAATTGATCGTCATTGTTACACCTCCTAGGCTGATTTTCTTCCACCACAATATCTAGTGGTTGTTTTTTTACTCAATTCGTGGTATTATTTTTTTAGGTGATGTTCTAGGCTGATAAATCAGCTTCCCACTGCTCCAAAGTCTCATATACTATTTTCATTACGGCTCGAGCCTGTGGCGTAGTATTGGCACCATTGATGTAAGAACTCAATTGCGGCGGTTGTAAATTCGAATAGCCTTTTGACCTTATTACTTTCAACAGGTCCACTTGCTTTTTCCCTAAATTTAAAAGTCTAATTTTGACTAGATTTTCCATCTTTATTTCTCCTTTTCTGTGTTTTTTTTCTTTAAATTTTCTTTCTGCGCGCTTTTTCTGAAAAATAAAAATAAAGCAGTCCATGTAGTTATCCCTTCAGGTATTACCCAAAAACAGGCTAATATCAACAAATTTGCACTTAATAATATTGCTGCAATCCCATTAACCATTTTTTTCACTCCTTTCAAAAAAATTTACAAACCTATTGCAAAAGCGAACCAAATATTGTATAATTAATTTGTCGATTAAAAAATATATATTTAGCCGCTTTTACAGCTGGCGTGTTTTTATATGCTTAATTTATTTATTAAGTTAATATTATTATACATTACATTTGTAAAGTAGTCAACACCTTTACTTAACATTTGTAAAGTTTGGAGGTTTGCACAAATGTTTAAGGATTTATTTGTACAACTTTTACAAGAAAATAACGTTACTGCATATAAACTGTCAAGAGAGACAGGTATAACAGAAGGATTAATTAGTCAATGGGAAAATGGTCGTCAACTGCCTAAATATGATAGTTTAAAAATATTATGCGATTATTTTAACGTTTCTGCTGATTATTTGTTAGAACGAACAAATGTTAAGGAATTTAATAAAGCAACAAAGCCAATATCTATTGCAGAACAATTCAGAGAATTAGATACATCACAAATAGCTGCTTATGGCGAAAATGAATTTATAAAGGATAAGGAGAATTAGTGAGATGTCAGTTAATGACTCTTTTGATAAATTAATAAAATGCCAAAAAATTGTATCAATTCAAGAAAATTTATTAAAATCGAAAATACGCAATATTGATAATGCATTGAGCTATATTAAAGGATGAGTTATCAATGTGTATCTTTGAAGGAATAAAACATGTTAACAAATATGGTGCAGAATTCTGGTCAGCAAGAGAGCTTGCAAAAGCTCTTGAATATAAAGACTATCAGAATTTTTTAGTTGTTATTTATAAAGCAATGGAAGCGTGTAAAAACAGTCATCAAGAAATTACCGACCATTTCGGTGAAGCCAACCAAAAGGTATTATTAGGGTCGCACCCTATACGGGTGAGTGGATTGAAATAAGTGGCCGTATGACCAACAAATCAAAACGTATCCAAAGATTTTACAAAGACGGATTTTCCATCATACCATTAGCGTTAAACGAAATCGGTTATATGGTTGGTATTGATATACCAAGACGTTATCGCCGCCATATTGATATGATGTAATGGTGTGTCCGCCTGGATGCGTTGAATTACTCTGCAGGACAAGTTAAAACAATGGGTTGTTGCAATTTTTGCAACAAACAGGCCTCACCATCCACATAAGCGCATGGATAAAAAAGTATCACGAATGTAAGAAAGGTGAAAAATGCCAATATACAAAATGAAGGAGTCGAAAAACGGAAAACAAAAAAGGAAATGGACTTTTACACGGCGGATGAATATAAACTATACACCAAATCTGCACTTGAACACGCTGAAACTTGTTCAAATTTGAATGGCTGGAATTTTTATGTGTTCTTCTATCGCATTTTATACCGGACTTAAAAAAGGCAAAATTCACGCTTTAAAATTGACTGATATTGACGGAAAATATCTGAACGTAACACGCAGCATATCGCAAAAACTAAGGGTCGAAAACAGAGAAACTGCTCCTAAGAATAAAAGCTCGATTCGCACACTTCAACTTCCTATACCATTAATTAAAATCTTAGAAGAGCATAAAAAACGCTGGTCTGAGTACAAAGGATTCAACGACAATTTCAGGATTTGCGGGAGCACACGTCCGCTCAGAGATACCAGCTTAGCAAAAATGAACGAACAGCTTGCCAAATCAGCAGGACTAAAAACCATAAGGATTCATGATTTCCGGCATAGCCACGCCTCGCTGTTAGAAAACGAAGGCATAAATATACAGGAGATTGCCCGGCGCTTAGACCATACAGAGTCAATATGACATGGAATACATATTCCCACCTATACCCCAAGGAAGAAGAGCGAGCAGTAGATATTTTAAACAAAATCGTGTAAAAATCATGTAAGATAAAACAAAACCGCCGTAAATACGGCGGTTTTTGTGCATTTGGCGGACATGGTGGGAACTAATCATAACATTTTTACGTATTTACAATCCTGTCGTATTCCCCCATATAACCTACATAATTACGCTGTTTTTCAATTAAATTCATTGATTTTATAACAAGTCATTTTTTGCCGATTTCTAAAAAAACGTGTAAGAATCGTGTAAATAATAATTTACTTTTCATCCTTTTTAACTCTGTCTTTGGGCACATAACCTAACTTTTGAATATCAGAAACAAACTTATTTATATCTATCTCGCCATTTATTATAAAGTTAATCAGGCTAATAGAAGATGGAAACCTCTTACCGCTTTCAATATCTGCATATTGTCTTAATGACATGCAGCATTTTTCAGCCATCTTTCCCTGACTAATATTAAATTCTTTTCTTTTAAAATACAGAATATTGCTAAAACACATTTTTAAAATGTCAATTGGTTCCATAATTCCACACCCTTTGATAAAATATACAAATATTTTATCAATTTATCTTATAAACATATATGTGATATGTCTCACATTTTTGTTTTTTAATAAATATTTTGATGTTGAATTATGAAAATTAAAAGAAGGTAGACACAAAAAATGTCTACCTTCTTTCTGTCAAAGCCCTATCTTTTTTGTTACTTACTTTCCCGTTTATTTATTTGGCCAAAAAACTAAATATATTTCTCTAACTGATTCTAGCAAAACGATAAGAATATGAGATAAAAAAAATATATTTGTCGCCAATAAAATTATTATTAAATTATCACATACTAGATATTGTAAAAATATTTGTATTATTAAAAATAAAAAATAAAAAACTTCAACTACTATATTGTAAGTAATATTTATCATCAATAAATTGAATAGAGTTATCTTAATATTATTTCTTTTAGATTTGTTTGTATCAACATGCTCTTTTCTAAGTTGAATTATATTATTACTGTCTGATGTAACTAGAACAGTTATAACAGCTATCGAAAATGATAACAATATAGCAATTGAATTTATTTGAATGTCTATAAATGATTGAAACAACTTAGGTAAGTATATTTTATCTCTAGACAGAATTACAATCAAAGTAAGCACTAAAGCAATTAACCCTGAGATTAACATACCTACCCATATTTTGTCCATATATTTGTAATAATCGTACACCGGTAATAGTATAGTTTTTTTTACAAATGCTTTAAACCTCAACACTTTCACCTCATTCCAATTTTAATTGTTCTAATAATTGCTGAGCCTTTTGAAAGAAGTCAGTGCTGTCTACCTCGTTAGTATCAGATGTAGTTTCAACAATAATTTTTTCTTTTTTCTTAAGTTGTTCCGTATCTAAAATTGTATCTCCACCTGATTTTACACATAATCTCTTTACTTCATTCTCGTTATTATCAATAAGATTATAATATCTCTTTATAGCATCTTTAGATATATATGGACTTTTTCGTCCCTTTCGTTTAAAAATAATATCAACATATTCAGACATATCATCTCTATCAGCAAATTGTAAATACTTATCATCAAGAGAATTTCTTTCAACAGTTAACTTTAAAAGAGTAAACTTTTTTGCAATATTAAGTTTAGCTAAAAACCCTTCATCCGGAATAAAATCACTCGAAAAACTATACCTATACTCATGATTACTAATATCTGCAAAATTTTTCATTTTATGATATAAATAATTTACAATTTGACTTATTCCTATACCGTTATAATTTTTTCAAACATACATAAAAATGTATTACACCCCTTATTATGTCTAATACATAAATGAGTGCGTTCTTCATCACCATCAAATTCACCTTTGAGTATTCCTAAATTATCCATAGTTGAATTATTTCGAACATTTCTTCTATAATTATACTTAAGTGACTTAAAGATTATATTATAATTTCTGTTATCCAATGCCTCAAAAGAGTCCATCCATAGAGTCTTATTTTTATTTGGATATTCTATTCTTCTTTCGACCAATGTTTGGTTAGACAAATTATTCATTGCATCAACAAAAAAAGGTATAAAATCCTCAATAGTACCTTCTGGTAAATCAGGCGAAGTAGCCGTAATAGTTAAATTTAAGTAATAAAAACCGACAGAGACATTTTTATTCATACATATATCCTCCAAATTAACAAAATATTATTTATCTAGATAATACAATATTTTAAAATAAATGTCAATATATGTAAAATATATCTTAAACTCTATAAAATATTTATTATAGTACATTATATAACCAATCTTGTGTCAGTGCGTGCCAAAAAAATAAAGGCGTAACAAATTTATTTGTTCTGCCCTTACTATTACTCCCCATATATCCCCGCGCGGTCGTTAATTATTAACATTCTCATCAAGTCATAAGTAAGCCCCAGCTTGCCATCTTCATCACCTTTTAAAAATCCCTTGTCAACCAACTTTTGTATTGTCGGTCTAGCCCATTCCGGCATATTGTCGTCCACGTAATCATAAATTACAGATTTTGCAGTGTTTCTCAATTCTTCAAGTTCTGTTCCTATTTGGTTAATTATGTCATTTTGTCGGTCGTTTTCTGCCTTTAGTTCTTCATATTCTCTGCTCATTAATTCGTCCTCGCTTTCCAATTTATATTCTATCCCCAAATAGTCGCATATACCTTTGTATATAGCAACTGCACACTTATATTTTCCGTCCTCGCTGGCTAAAAATCTGTTATCGTCATAATTGTCTATAAATGCAGTTTCTACCAGTATAGCAGGCATGTTCGTGTGTCTTATAACCGCAAAATTAGCGGATTTGACACCTCTGTTATACCTTTCCGTCTCCGCTGTCATATGCGGCTGTACGCACTCAGCTAACGCCCTGCCCTGCGTGCTGCCTGTGCAATAATATGTCTCACAGCCATACGCTTTTGTGTTTGCCGCATTGCAATGTATTGATACAAATACATCTGCATTCCAGCTGTTGGCACTGTTATATCTGTATGCAAGACTGCCGTTTAAGCTGCTTGATACTGTATCGGTAATACTATCACGGCTCATCTTAACAGTTTGTCCGCTGTTAATCAGCATATTTCTAAGTAATACTCCAATTTGTACAGATACATCTTGTTCTTTCAATCCATACCCCACGGCTCCTGTATCCGCTCCGCTGCAGTTATGTCCCGGGTCTATGTATATCTTTGCCATTCTTATTCCTCCAATCTATTATATTATAACAAAAAAAGAATGCCCCTAGATGACATTCCGTAATGCTATTTTAACTTGATTTTTTATGTATATTCTTGTATAATACTGTCAAGCAGGTAAGAGGAAATTGAAGGACGGTTGTCATCTCCATATGCTGTTTCTCACAGCTGAAAGGAGGTGTCGCTTATGTGGAAGTACTTATTAAAAGTAATTGTTTCAATCATAATATTCTTTGTGATTGTTTCCATAAAAGCGATATAGCCGCCCCTCGGTCAAAGTTGCGGCTATATTAATATCGTAAATCTTTGACAACCGTTTAACGGTTATCTCTTATCTGCTATTATTATATACTTATTTATTCAATTTGTCAACCTCTAGTTTTCATTTCCTTTTAGCTCTGACATTATTTTGTCCGCCTTTATAGCTTCATATGAAAAGCTATTATTCTTCCACCAACTCCAAACAGACGCACTAATTGTAAATACTATACTAACAACCTGGTATATATCATCGTCTGCAATGTTAAGTACCTGTTTACCGCACATAGCTAATACCTGATTTGCCAGTGC